ATCAATCTGGAGACGGAAGAACGGAGAGTTGGGAGGAAGAAGCGCCAAGAGGAGCTTGGAGGCCAGGTTGTTTACACCACGGGCACCAATGCCCTGATAAGGCGTGTAATACTTGGTGCCGCTAGAGTTACCGTCTGGGGGAATCAGAGTCGGGATTGTGTATTTCGAGCATTCTCGGGCACGGGTCAGGAAGTTATGACGGTCAGTCGTTAGCTTCTCATATAGGGCCTGTGCCGATTCCCGTTGCTCATAGTCGTTCTTCTCTTCCATTGAATGCCTTAAGCGGGAATGTTCAGGCCACTACCGGACGAGCCAGTATCGGGCATGGTGCGATCAATGCGGAGAGAGCCACGGCCACGGTTGGCAGACAGCAAGCTGGCATCCTTTCGGTTGCTACCTTCTGCAGGAGCCACAGAAGCCAGGGGAGCTGCAGGGGCTGCAGGCGCTGGCGGTGGAGCTGCGGGTGGAGCTTTAGGAGTTGAGAGGCACATAATTCATTTCTCCAGAATGTTCTGGTTCTGTAAGTCGAAGTGGTGCCGGATAAGTCTTACGACCGAGACCTGCCCAGATTGGAACCTAATGGCATCCACGGGGTCCTGAAGATCCGGGGATCGATCAGGAAATCTCTTTTCCAACACCTCAAGTAATTCTTTAGAGATCTTAGGGAACTTTAAGTTATCCATAGTCTTCCAATTGGGCAACCATTAGAGGCCAACCTTGTCAAAGGCTTTGACCCACATGGCACAAATACCGGATCTGACGATGTCATCCACGGTAAATTCGATGTGGTCTACGGGCATCTTCTGCTTTTGAATCATATCAATGATGGTCTTTAGTCCTGAAGTAGACCGAAGATCGGACTGCTTGATGTCTCCATTAAGGAGTACTTTGGACTCATCACCAATGCGGGTGAGGAACATCTTCATTTCTGCTGGAGACGTGTTCTGTGCCTCGTCCAAGATCACGAATGCGTTGTTGAAGGTACGGCCACGCATCACCTCGAAGGGGACGATGTCGATCTGCTTCTTCTGCATGGCGATATTGAAGGCACCCTCCCCCAGACAGGCGTGAAGCACATCTGTGAACGGGATAACCCACGGGGCCATCTTCTCTTCCATGGTGCCTGGGAAGAATCCCAGAGACCGACCTGAGGCCACGTTAGGACGGGTCAGGATGATCTTTTCGATCTTCCCTTGGGCAAACAGGGTGGCGGCATAGGTAGACGCTATGAACGTCTTGCCTGTCCCTGCTGGACCCGTCACGATGACCTGGTCAGAAGTTTTGAGGGCCTTAATGTAGGCGGCTTGGTTTTCGTTCTTCGGGAGGAGGATGATCTGACGACCCTCCCCCTCCTTAGCACGGTACTTCGATGTGCGTTTAGTTGCCATTAGCGGATGGGACAAGCCCCTGTTGAACAATCTTCACCCTGGATCTCGTCAAAGCTGTTAGCTCGATCGATCTCCATAGGCGCAATACGAGAAGCATATTCATCAAACACTTCCTTGGTCACGACCTCTTGGGGGAGGTACTTGTAGCCAAGGTCTGCAGCCGTCTTTGTGGGATCGGCACGGAACAGAAAGCTCACACCAACGTAGACGTTCCAGTTCTCCAGCAACCAGTCGATGATCGCAGGGACTTCATCAACCGAGTAGGAGATCGTCGCTGAGACGTTCTGCTGGCACCACGATTCCATGAGCATCTTGTAACGCTCAAGCTGGCCAATGGCCGACTCAAGGTTGACTTCGAGTGTCTGCTCACGACCGTTGATTTCCTTCTGGAACTTGTCGAATGGCACGTCATCCCAGCTCACCGGGAAGGTGATGAGGACGGACTCAGTGTCAGTCGGGTTGTCAAACACACGGTAACCCGCAGCTCGACACATAGGAACCAGAGGGTCATACTTCGAGAAGTTCACGTTGTTGAACACGTACTTGCCTAGGGGTTTGTGGACACCCTCAGTAGTATCCATGATCTTAGACAGCGTCCCGGATGGCTTAATGGTGGTAACGTTCTTAGGTCGTGGAGTCCCAAGTTCATCAGCCATTGAATAAGCCCCGGCAGTAGCTGTTCGCTGCAGTTCCTCGTAGTCGTATGGTCCCAGGTCTGGTCGTCGAACGATACCTGTAAGGCCCACTCCACAGAGTCGCAGGAAGTCATTGTTAAGGTGCCAGGCTTCCTGGAGAAGTCCGTCATGGAGATCCACACAGGTTTGTCGGTAGTTCGCACGTGAGGCGATATGTACTGCTCGACGAAGTCCTGAAGAGTCACCCTTGAATTTGCCAACATCCACCTCCGTCAGGTTACAGAAAGACTTGTTACCAAGCAGGATCTCTGCACAGGGATTGCAGCCTTTGAACCACGGAGCACGTTTGGCTGCGGTCTGGCCGTTGATAAAGCCCGGTTCAGAGCCACCCGATTCAACCATTAGGTCAAAGATGTGGGCCAGTTCCTTGCGGCTGGGCTTGGCACGGAACAACAGGGAGTTGTTCGACTGAGCACGTTGGATGTTGGAGACCCACCAGTCCTTCTTGGCTACTGCGAACTCTTGCCACTCGTCTTCACCATAGGCGAACAGAGCAATTTCCGCAGAGCGTCGTGAGCTGAGTACAGTCCCAAGCCAATTAACAATATCAAGGATGTCAATCCGAGTAAGCAAACTGCCAGCACGGCGGTTAAGAATGTGAAAAATCGATTCATAGGCTTTGGCGATGGCAGCATCACCTGAAGAGATCCAGCCGTAACCCTTCAGACGTTCACCCGCAGGACGAATCTGCGAGAAATCGAGAACAAGTTTACGGGCGGGAAATGAATGAGCGGCCAGTTTACCAATGGACTTGGCCCATGCTTCTGCGGAGTCTCCGACAGTGATGGTCCATGTTCCGGTCTCTGGGTCCCAGGTTTCGGAGTTTCCTTGCTGTCCACCTTTGTCAGTCCGGGTAGATTTGATTATTTGGAGTTCTGCAATCGGCTTAGGGAATCCTGTAAGCTGGCCCACAATAGGAGAGAAGCCAACGCCACAACCCTGAAGTAATAGCCACAGAATATCCACAAGGTCTTGAACGGTTTCAGCATTTGTGAATGAGCAGTTAAATTGAGAAGCCTCACGCTTCTTTGCGACATCGGTACCACCAAGCCACAGGGTGCGGCCAGACATTAGGACCTTGCGCTGCAGCATGAGGGTGCGGAGTTCTTCCAACTCTGAATTGTCAGGGGGCTGATTGCCTGCGGCGCGGGACCACAGCCAAGCCTGGTGCTGGATGACTCGGTCTACAGTCTGTTCCCAAGTCTCAAAGTTCTTCCCAGTGTCATCGGTGGGGCGGTTGTAAGTGCGGCGTGTAATTAGCTGAGCACGGAGGGATGGATTAGCGGTCGTCACCTGAGCCTTTGATTGTATTATTTGCCTTGCGGCTTGTTAGTTTTTCGATGTTTGCTTCTGCTACCGAGACAAGGGCCACGTTGTAGTCAGCAGCAATCGCCGTGATGCACCAGAGGAGGTCCCCCAGTTCTTTCACAACATTCTTTCGGTGGGTGTCTAGGTTAGCACCATCACGGATCAGCTTGGCCTCAGCGGATAGCAACTCCCCCACCTCACCTGCCAAGTTCAGCAAGGCATATTCGCTGTTCGCGGATGACAAACGGAAGGCCATAGCCTCCCTCTGATATTCGGTAAAATTCATAGGTTCTCTAGTGAAATCAATAGGTCAATGTAGTGTTTGGCCTTCTCAAGATCCTTCTTGCCACCCTTGTCCCGCCACCGTGTGATGTACTTCACCACGTTGGCCTCACAGTACGGGAGGTTGTTCTTGGTGATGTACTCGATGGGCTGGATGGCCAGAGACTTGTAATGGTCACCGCCGACCTGAACGGAAAGGGGGTCAGGGTCTGTGCCGATAGCCTTGATGTAGTCCTTCTGAGCCTTTGACAGCTCATTGAAGGCCTCATCTTCCTGAGGGGTAACCTTAGGTTCAATCTCAGGGAACAGTGGTTGCTGTCCGAAGAAGACGCGAGTCATGGTGTCCATAAAATTACTTTCTTTTGAACGTCATCGTAATCCTCAGCACGGAGGATACGAGCAACACGGGCTTGGACCAGAGCTTCCTCTTCGCCAAACCCAGCCTTGGAATAAGCAGCAACAACGTGCTTCCAGTAGATCTCTCGGAGCTGCTGAGGGTTAGCCCATGGGGTACCCTCTTCCAGTGCCTTAGCGAGGATCTTCTCGGCACCCACAGGGCCAACTCCAGGACAGCCTGCATAGCCATCCGTGGTGTCCCCTGTGAGGGTCTGGATCATGTGCCACTTGTCGGCCTGGTGCTCGTTGATCTCGAAGAACTCATCCTTGCCAAAGTTGTAGTGCTTGCCGGGGATCGTCTTGAAGTCCTTGTCGAGGGAGCAGACGATGAACTCTCGGACAGGCTCCAGCTTGGACTTGTAGGTGGCATAGATGCCAATGACATCGTCACCTTCAAGATCCGGCATGGAGACACACTGGTGCTTCTCGATGGCATACTCCCGGAGAAACTTCAGGAGCATGGGCTTACGAGTTCCTGCACGGTTACTCTTGTAGGTAGGCAGGACAGACTTCCGCCAGTTGTTCTTGTCGGAGAAGACCAGCATTGCCTGCTTGGCCTCTACCTTTTCCAAGAGAGAACTGAGGGATGTCTCGAAGGCCTTGATGGCATCCTGCTCGAAGGCATGGAGTGTCCACATGCCATCGCCCCAGTCATAGGCTTGTTCGCTTACGGTTGCTGCTTGGTAGGCGAGGATGTCGGCGTCGATGAGAGCAACACGCATGGCTTTTCTTTCTGATCAATGTTCATTAAAAATTCCCACGAAGTCGGAAATACTTCGGCCATGGTATTGGATACCAATTGGGCAACCTCACGGGTTTCCTTCTGGGTGTGGGAGTCCAGTCGGAGCTGGCACATGCGGGACCAGGCGTAGAGGGTGCCACTCCAGATCCACTCGGTCATGGTGTTCTGGGGGAGAACCATACGGGCCTGCTCTGCACAGACACCCAGCTTCAGCATGTACTTGTAGGTCTCGAAACATGCAGCGGTAGCGGACCGTGAAGGATCGGTGCTGAAGAGGACAGGCTCTTCGGAGCTGCCCTGCTTTACGTTGGCTGCAGCCTTGCGCCACACCTCAGGGATGTAGAACTCAGGGTCGTCATTCACATACCTACGGCTGACCTCATTCCAGCTAAAGCCCACGGTGTGCTTCACGAGCTGACGGGCCACGAAGATCGGAGCCTTGACACGGAAGGAAGCTGAGCAATGAGCGAAGGGAGACCAGTGGTTGTGCTTGGCCAGGTACTTGATGAGTCCCCGGTCAGTTGTGTGGTCGAACTCTTCGTGCTCTTTGGCAAAGCTAACCCGAGCTGCGTTCACAACGGTCAGGTCTGAACCCATGTGGTCCAGAAATTCAACACTCATGTCAGCAATCTTCATGTTTATCCTTTGATGGGTTTGTAGAGGGTGTTCAGTGTTTCAAAACTTCCGTCATCATTCTTCTTGATAACGCGACTGGTGCGGATTTTGTCCCTTCCCCACACGTAGTGGTTCAAGGCTCGGACATGAGCAACCTCCGTATCGGGGAACAACTTCGTGTCGAACACAGGTTCTCCGAAGAAGAACACTTCCGGCTTTTCTTTACTGGTCTTCGCTTTCATCGGCTAGATCCGTTGTACTGGTGGTAGAAATAGCAGCGATGTAGTCTGCTACGTGAGGGTTCTCCACGAGTACTGAGGACAGTCCTGTGGCCAATCGGTGGGTAATCATCTCTTCGTCCACTTGGCCCATCATGATACGCATGTAATACATGATCATGTGGATGACCTCGTGCAGGAAGGTGTCCATCTCCTCTACGGGAGTCAGGCCTTCCAAGATGCGGATGCGTTGTTCC